GCTTTAACAAAATCAAACTGACTATCGTCTACCTTGATGCCGACAACCTTCCAAGGAACTAATGTTCTTGGTTGGCTTGGTAATCCAAATGATGGACTCTTGGATAAGTTTAATTCTTGATAAAGCGTAGAGAAGAATTCGTGAGTCTCATAACTTAGCTCACTTAAATCACCCGATGGCTTTAGATCTAGGCCATACGGAGACTCAATAAGGGAATACCCAGTTTTTGAAATGGAATCAAAGCGCCAAGAAATTATTTGGTCTTTCAATTTCTCGATAGTTCTTTCTCGCCTCAACCGATCTTTTTGTTCACAAGGATATTCAGGATTTTGCTCATATAAAATCTTGAAGTTCTTAACCTGATCCTTGATTGCCCAAACGTCCTCACTGTTGGATATCCTTCCATCTAACTTTTCAATTCCACATTTTCTTTCCCCAGAAACCCATCCCATATTCACATAAGGAATCTTATGAATATGTTCTGGATTAAAGGTATCGAAATAGGTAGAATTAATGATTGCCATGGAACGAGATACATAGTTCTTTCCAACAGACTTCTCAAACCCAACTCTCCCTATTAGTCCTTCCCATATCGAGATTAGTCTCTTATTTCCGAGAAACATTATATCATCTCCGTTTACCTTAACAGGTAAATCTTGGATGTTATAATGAATCCCTTCGTAAGCTTCTAATGCGGCTCGATAGACGGCTAAATTTATTATACAGAGGATAGGAAATGAGAAAACACAACCCATAAGTTGTCCGTTTTTCATTACCTGGAGGTCGGTGTTATCATCCTCTTCTTCATCCAGTCCACAACTAGAGAAGTCAAGGAGCGTGTCCATTAAACCTTTCTTAAGAACCTGAAAGGTAATAGGATCCCCGGAGATTGCCTCGATAGCGGCTAAAGACGCGTCTCGGTTCAAATTATCCGTCGCAGCCGTATAGTCTCCACTAACCCAATATCTAAAAGTCTTATTATATGAGACTGACCTCAGATAAAGGGATTCCAAATCGCCCGCTACTACAGTTTTCCCCGTTAATGAGAAGGGTGAAAACCTTTGTAGGCCTGACCATAATTTCTTTTGGAGGCTGCTATATAACCCATTGGTATTAATATCACCAGCGGTTATCATACGGATCTTCAAAGGCTCGAATATTGGCTTAACCAACGCTTTACCTGGCTCGGTTGAGTTGAAGGCCTCACACCGACGGTTTCTGTATTCTACAGTCAAGTCCCAACCTGGGAATCTAATTTCACCAACTAGATTCTTTTGAGGATTGTAGAACATTGCCCCTAGAACTGTCGACTCCAAACATACATTCAGACCTTTCAGCCCTTTGTAATGAATGTAATCACTGTCCCTGAACAATTGTCCCACGTTCCCCCTTTTACTCCGATTCATTTCATAAGAACAATGATCTGAAATCTCGGTAAATCTGTCCACTTTTTCCCATTGCTCATAAAGAATTCCACG